ATGTATCTTGTACAGCAGGGGCAGAGTCATTAGCAGCAAGGATGATAGGAGCAGAAAGAGGGCAGGTTACTTATTTCGCATTAGGAACAGGAGCAAATACAGGTGGAGATGCCCCTAGTGAAGATGATACAGAGTTAGTAGACGAATTAACAAGGAAGCAAATTAGTGTAAGAACTGTAACAGACGATACAGCAGAATTCAGGATATTTTTTAATACAAGTGAGGGTAATGATACTTTAACGGAAATAGGTTTATTTGGAGATGATGCAACAGTAACAGCAGATAGTGGAATTTTATTTGCAAGAGCAGCAATAGATGTAGAGAAAACTGATAGTGAAACATTGACAATAGATTGGAGTTTAACTGTTGATGCAACTACTTAAATTGAATACTTATTAAAATGGTTTGGAGTTCAAGTGATGTTAGTCCAGGTGATGATGTACTAGCAGAACAATATAATGATTTAAGAGCCGATGCACAAGATGTTTTTGATAACGCAGTTCCATTAGGTTCTATAACTATGTGGGCAGGAGGAACAGGAGATGTGCCTAGTGGTTGGGATTTATGTGATGGTTCTGCAATTAACAGAACAACTTATTCAGACCTGTTTACTTTAATAGGAACGACTTTTGGTGCAGGAGATGGTTCAACTACATTTAATGTTCCTGATATGAGGGATAGATTTGTTATAGGTGCAGGTAGTAGTTATTCAAGAAATTCAAAAGGTGGTAGTAATACAGTTGATAGTTCTCATACTCACACAGTTGCATCACATTCACACTCAATAGCACAGCACTCTCATACAGTAAGTTCTCACACGCACTCTGTTCCTAGTCATACACACGGTGCTGGTTCTTATAGGGCAGAGATTTATAGAAGTTCTCAATATAATATGTATTTGAATCAATCAAGTAGTGGGGGTTGGACTTCTGACACCTTAATCAATCTTTATAATAGTTCAAGTAATTCAAGTGGGCACAGTAATGGGGTAGTAGTTACAGGGAGTTCAAGTTCTTGGGGAGGTACTTCTGGTAGTTCAGCACCAGGAACAACTACAGCAGGTGCTACAAGTACAGGAAATTCAAGTCCTAGCACAGGTTCAGGGGGTTCAAGTACATTAGAAAACCGACCACCGTATATAGGAATTTACTTTATAATCAAGATAGAATAATGCCGAAACGATTAAGAACACAATATGGTGTCCGTAAAAAGAGAGGGGAAGCCCTAAAAATAACAAGAGATACTTTAGTTAAAAATCCTAGACCTAAACTAGAAATACTGGCTAGAGATAAAAAAGAATTAAAATTAAAGCAAGGGAAAAATGGCAAATTACCTAACAAAAGAACAAATTGAAAAACTAATAGAAAAGGAAACTAAAATAACTAAAGATTGTTTAGACAAACTGTCAAAAGATATGTCAGGTTTAAGGGCAAGTCAAAAGAGGATTGAAAGAGTGTTATTGGGAGACAAGGATTATGATGATAAAGGAATTGCTTATATGGTCAATTATTCTTATGATTATGCTAGGCGTAACACAGAAGCACATTTAGTAGAAAGGGGTGAAAATTCAATTAAACTAATTGAAAAATATAAAGAAAATGGGTACTGGAAAATATTTGAGGAAATTATAGACAAGTATAAGGCAATCAAATGGCTTTCAGTAGTTGTAACAACAAGTGGTGTGGTAAGTTTTGCCAATATATTGTATATGATAATTAAATTATTAGCAGAGTAATATGCCTAAAAGAAAGGTTAATAAATTTGGGGATAGGGTAAAAGAGGTAGTAAAGAAATTTATACCTAAGAAACCTAAAAAGAAACCCAGTAAAAAAAGTAAAAAGTAAATTTAGTTTTTATATAAATGGCAAAGTTTGGGAATCCTTTTGGTGGTAATAAACAAGTATGGATTACACAAACACTTCACGGTTCTTCTAACACAGCAATAGATTGCTATGGTTATCGGTATCAGGCAAATTTACCTGTATATGCTATAGCAGATGGGACAATTATTGGAACAAGTCCTAATTCAGGTAGTTATTGTTATCAATCAGTAAATGGTTCAGATTTTAAGGTTTGGTATGTTCATACACATAACTGGAGTAAAGCAGGAACAAAAGTTAAAAAAGGAGATAAGATTTGTGAAATAGCACCTAAAAGTAAAAACGGTGGTTATCCTGAGCACTTACATTTAGGATTAACTCCGAAAGGAACTAATATTATGGAATATTTTGATAGGACTATTCCATTCAGGACTAAATATTCCGATATAGCAAAGAGTTGGTTCAAAGGTGATGAGTTAAACTGGAGTTTATTCAGGGATTTAAGTTATTTACCAGAGGATATGATTAAAATAGGAGATAATGTAAAACTTACTGCTGATACAAACCTTAGAGTAGGTAGTTCAACTAAATATGACATTAAGGCAGTATGCAAAAAAGGTTCTGTTGGAGTTTTAATAGGTGGACCGAGAAATGCCGATGGTTATGAGTGGTGGGATATTAGGTTTTTAGATAATCAGGGTTGGATGGCAAACCCATTAAAAAAGAGATTAGTGAAAACTACAAGTCCTGTAACTCAAACTGATGGAACGATACCAGTAGTAGAACCTGTTGACCCTTGTCAGCAGTATAAAGATGTAATTGAGCAATTAAAGACAGGTATAGAAACACTACAAGAGGAAAATAATGTGCTTAGAACGGAACAGGGGGCGTTGCAGAAGGAAAATGCCGAGATAAAAGCAAGAAACAAGACATTAGAGGATTCAGTAGCAGTTTTAGAGGAAGGATTAGGTTTAGAAGTTGAGGAAAGAGAGAAATTAGAGGCACAGGTAGCAGTTGTTAAAGATGAAAACAGTAGATTGCAAAGAGAGAAATTAGAATTACAGGAAAAACTATCTAAATGTGAGCAAGGACTAGAGCAAGGGCAGGAGAATTTTATAACAAAAATTAAGGATTGGATAGGTAATTTACTTAGGGGCATTTTGAAATAGTAAGAACTATTTTGCTAGGTATAATTAGTGGTGGCTTACTGTCTTTGGTGGTTACGGTTTTGATTAAAGGAGTTGATAAAGATTTTACTGAAAATTATCTGAATCCGAAAAAGGAATTAAAGGAATTATTTAACTTAATCAAAAAACAAATGACAGAAAACAAGAGGTTACAATTTGTTTCAAGTAAAGTTGCAGGTGCAGGAAAGTGGATTATACTCTCTGGAACTGCTACATATTTATTAACGGAGTTAGCAGAAATTCTGGGTGAGTTTGAATTACCTAAATGGTTATTTTTAATCGTTTATCTGGTAATCAATGTGTCGTTATTCGCTATAGCAAAATATATAGAAAGTTGTAGAGAATAATGGAAAAGAAAATATTAAAGTGGGGGTTTAGATTACTAATCCTAAGTATAATTATCTTTATTATACTGAATTACAAATTGGTGATTACATTTTTCACTTCGTTTTTCTTGTGGTTGTGGCTTAAATTGTGTATAGGATTATAAATGGAGGATGGATTATACTATCCTGATGGAACTTTTAAGAGTTCTAAACAAATCAGGTATGAAAACTTAGATGACCCTGTATTATTAAGGGAACAGGCAGGTAATAGGCAACCGACTTTTTATGAGTGGGTTGATGAGTTTGCTAGGAGAAGGGATTTGAAAGATGATGTTGAGGGGATACCAGAAGAAATAGATATTAGGATTGATACTAATGAACCTATTATTATTGGACTTATTGGCGACCCACATCTAGGAGCATATGAAGCAGATTATGAGTTATTGGCACACGATATATCTTTTATAGCCAAGCAGAAAAATGCGTTTGTTATATTCGGTGGAGATGTAATAGATGGTTTCTTTTTTAATCCTGCTCAAGATGAAATGATTGCTTCATTTAATCAGCAAAGACAGTTTAACAATAGTATGATAAAAGAAGTTGGGATAGATAAAATACTGTATATGGAAATGGGCGACCACGATATGTGGAGTGGTAAAACAGGTGTAAATATTTTTGATGAGTTAAGAGATGAACTAAGAATTCCTATTGTTAGGGGTTCAACTAAAGTCAATTTAGATGTTTCAGATGTAAGATATAGGATTGTATCAGCACATCAGTTGCCAGGGCATAGTATGTATAATCTCACACACCCAGAGAATAGGGAGAGTAAGTTTGGAACACAAGGTGGAGATATCTATATTGGGTGGCATACTCACCAGAAAGCAATATCAAGACAGGTTGTGAATACTTTTGAGGGCGATTTAGAACAGGTATATGTATCAAATGGTGCTTATAAGTATTCAGATAGTTATAGTAAAAAGAAAGGTTGGAGTAAGCAGGGTGAAAAGAAAAGAGGTGCAGTATTTTTAAGATTACATCCGTTTGAAAAACAGATAGATGCTTTTTATACAGCAGAGGAAACTGTTCGTTAAAAATCCAACTAGAACCCATTAGGGAGAAAAGAGGTATGGTTGAACTACAAAGAGATTGTTCGCAGGAGAGATAAGGTTTGTCAGTATTGTGGAAC